GAGATTCATGAGCGTCTCGTGGGCTCGGAGATGTGTATAAGAGACAGCCTTTGGCATAACTGTATACTGGATATGTCGGTGTGCCTGCATAGAATGTTTTCTCCAACTTATTATTTGTTCCAGGATCACGGAATTCTACTTTAATAAAAGCCGGATCTATAGCCTTATCAATCACCGCTAGCTGAGAACGAGTAAGCGGCGGCCACTGACAGGATAGTGTGAATTTTCTTGCTATCACATCACCTTTCATGTCACCATTGCTTACTCGACCAGTGTTTTTTGACCATATCTTTTCTTTCTTGTATGTCAGCCCATTCAGTTTTAAGGTGGGCATTTTCACACCATCAATATACAATTCATCGTCGTTGTTATGCAAAAGCCCACCCCCTATTCAAACACAGGCTTTCCAGTAGATTTCTGGTAATCCTGACCTTCTGTACGTATCACTTTAAACAATTTCTTGGAATCACCTTCCAGATAGACCTTCACTTCTGTGTTCTGTCCATTTCCTCCACCGCTGAAGCTTTCCAGCGCATTTACCATGGCTTCATATACACCAGCACGGATACCATCAACAATCTGGTTGTTATTGGCAACGGCATTTCGTCTTCCCATTCGACCAACCATCTCAGGCCCATTCTCTCGTGCTACGAACATTTCACCCATATTAGGGAATCCACCCTTTGCATACCAATCAAGCCCAAATGATGGAGTTGAAAAGCTTACCGGTCCAACAGTATGACTATTCCAGGAAACTGTAATATGTGGCAGTGGAATATTAATAGAATGAAGACCTGCTGCAAATCCAGACATTGCCTGAGAGCCTTTTTCCTTCAGCCATTCCTTAGCATTTCCGAGCTTATCCTTTACCTTTCCAGGAAGCTCTCCAACCCACTTCAGGACGTTTGGAAGATTATCCTTCAATCCCTTGAGTAATCCGGAAATGATATATCCTCCCTGTTCAATCATTACTGTTGAAGGTGAATTGATTCCAAAAGCCTTCTTGAAGCCATTGATGAAAGGTTTAAAGATATGGTCTTTAATCCATGATGCTACATTTTTCAGAGCATCGACGATCCCGTTAAAAAGTCCACTAATGGTAAACTGTCCATCTTTGTATGCCGTATCTTTCCACCACTGCACAACTTTCTTCCAGGCATCTCCGATCAAGCCCCAAAGGAATGCTGCAAAGCCTCCAAATGCTGCGCCAATTGCTTCTGATAGCTTTTCAACAATGCCTTTCCAGTCAATATTGATAAGGAACTCCTGAACCTTTTTGCCGACCTGCTGCCAGTCTGTATTCTCTACAGCTGTGATGAACGAATCAAGAATACCTTTCACTACATTGCTGATCGTCTGTCCTGCAGTGGCAACATCGAACGTCTTAACAGCACCATTGATTCCGTCAGAGATGGCTTTTCCTAAGCTAGTCCAGTGGAAGTTTTGCGCAAACGTGTTTGCAAATCCAATTGCTGTGTTTAATCCCTGAGAAAGAGTGCTGCCTACCAGTCCCCAATCTGTTGTTTCAATGAATCCGTTCAGAAATGTAGCAATGCTCTTTGCAATTCTGTTCGAAGTGTTCTTGATCTCATCCCATGGAATACTCTGCAGTGCTGCGTTGAGCTTACGACCAACGATAGCACCTACTTCAGTAAAGTCTGCATTCTTCCAGGAATCCTTGATCAGCTTCGCAAGGTCTTTAAACTTGCTTTGTACTGCAGTGGTTTCAAACATGTTGTCGATACCGCCCAGAGCTCCAGCATCTGCCCCTCCGCCGGATCCAGTGTCAGAGGATGAGTTATCATCCATCTTATTGATCTGGTCAAAGCCTAACAGTGTACGCTTGTACTTCTCAGCTTCTTTCTGAGCTTTGTTGGCATTACTTGCATTGTTCTTGAGCCCCTTAGATGTACCATTGAGGCTTGCAGCATAATCCTGGTTTACTTTCTTAGCCCTGACGATTGTAGATTTTCCTGTAAGAGCGCCCATGAGCTGTCCTACAGCATTCACGGCCCTTATGATCATCTGCAGGAACTGATTCAGAATCGGAGCTACTACATCAAGAATCGGAGCAAATGCTGTTGCAAGCGAATTCTTCAGCTGAGTCAGTGAAGACATCAGCATGGAAAGGCTTGCATTTGTTGAACTTGAATACTGTGCAAGATTCTGGAAGCCTTCTTTTGCTCCGTTTATTGCTCCACGGATCACAAAGCTTGCAAACATGAACTTTGCAGTCATGCCGATTGTTTTCAGTATTCCTCCAAGGCCTTTTCCGGCTGTTCCAAGACCATTAAATGAAGATCTTGTTCTTTTCAGAATTGGAATCCCAGTAGCAAACTTCTGTATCAGAGCACCAAATGCTCCAGAAGCTTTCTGAATCAGACCACTTGCCAGTGATTTAACACCTGAGGTCACTCCCTTAAGAGCACCGCCAAATCCTTTTATTACAGATTTTCCAATAAGACTTTTCAAGGACACAGGACGCTGTACATCCGTCCCGTCAGTTTCCATCATCTTCTTGTCAGTCTGGTACATTTTCAGTTTTCTTTCAGCACCTTCAATGTCGTATGCCAGTCCTCTCCAACTGTTGCTTTCTTTATCAACTCCAAGATACTCTGCTTTATCTCTTCGTTCATAATATCTGTCGAGTTTAGCCTGTACCTTATCAATATCAGAAATAACATTCTTATATTCTTCAGTTGGTACCTTAATACCAGCCTTGATCTGGAATTCTTTTGTTTTGTCTTTCAGTGAAAATGATGCAAAGGAATCTTTAATTTTCTTCATGGAAGCACGTACTGAACTCAGTGTTTTACTGCTTGCCAGATTTCTGAAAGGATTCTTCATCTTTTCAGTTTCTTTCTGAATAGCTTCAACACCACGCTTTACTTCCTGGCGGCTGGATTCCATCTCTTTTTTCAAGCCAGAAGAATCACCCTCGATTTTGACCTCCATTTTATGAAGTGTATCACCCATGGTCTCACCTCCCTCCTATAAAAATCCGCCGGCACATTATGACTGTATCCGGCGGTTAAATGCTGCGTTATATTCTCTTCGCTGTTCCATATATTCCTGCCACTGTCGTTCTTCCTCTTCCTTTTCATAGATCTGCTGCTCTTCCTTGAACAGCTCCGGATAGAAGTCCCACGGCTTCAGGAACGGTTTCTTGCCATCATCAAACAATAATGTAACATTGGCAGCTATTGCTTCTGCCAGTACACAGTTGTCTGAAATTCGGCTTTTTCGTTCTCTTTCCATTCTTCTGTATGCACTCTCGATCAGGTCAATGTTTTCCGCTATCGAACAATTCCAAAAAGTCTCGATCGGAATACCTGCATCAAGAGCTTCTGCATACAGTTCCTGGATAAAATCACTCAGACGTTCTGAATCTCTTCGTTCAGTGCTTCCGCCTGATCCGCAGTAAAAAAACCAGATACGGATAATGTCGGAAGGATGACTTTTGTATAGAGATCTGACTGGTTGCCGCCTTCTTCTGTCCAGGAATCATATAAGTCCTGAACCTTCAGATAGGTCATTCCATGCTCCCATGGTTCCATTGCCGCCTGAATGATCGTAAGCATGACAGACAGCGGAGGAATATCATCCAGCATATTCATGATATTCTGATGATATTTGTTTTCCAGTTTCCCAACTGTAGATGCTTTGAGTTTCAAACGGAACTGGCGGCTGTTTACTTCCCAGTAATGGAAAGGTTTTCTTTTCGCCTTTTTCTCTTCCAGTGAAACTACTGTCTCTTCTGTCTTGTTTTCTTTAACTTTTACTTCATCTAATCCACCAAGATTTTCCATCTAACTCCTCCTTATGCCGGATCAGTCTGTTTGATTTCGGACTGCACAACCATAGTAACGTCAAACTCAATGACACCATTTACTCCTCCACCGGTTCTCTTAACTGAGAACTGAGCAGTAAACTCTGTAACTGTACCGTCTTTGTTTTTCTCCTGGAAATCCCAGACCTCTTTAGCAGCTGCTGCATCTCTCATCAATCTGTATGGACTTCCAGTTTTACTGTTGTCGTACTTAAACTTGTACACCATATCCGGCAGATCGCCAATGCCCTGCTCGTACATTTTATGAGGATCTGTAAGACAGGTATTATCTACCTTCTCAATCTCAGTACCAACTTCCGGAATCTCTTTTAATCCAGGAAGATCTGTGTACGCTCCGGAGGCTTCTCCGCCAGTATGTTTGCGATAGCCTAATGTTGTTCCATTTGCTAACATATCGTTATTTCCCCTTTCCTATGTCCAATAAACTTCATCTGATTCCATATCAATAATGCCTTCATAACGCATCTGTTTATGCTTCATTCCGGACGGATCCGGAACATCCTGGCATTCAGTTCTCTTCAATCCTGTTGCTTTCATTGCATTATCCACTGCAAGAGTATCTGCAGATGTGCTGTTTCGGTTCCAGATATCAATTCTGTAACGTACAAAGGACTTGTCCTCTATTACACCTTCAGCACTGGAGCTGAACTCATATACATTGTTCTGTTCTTCTGTGTACTGGATAGTGGAGTCCTCCGCCCATGTACGTGGATAAGAATCCGATACATTCTCTGTCACAGCGCATAATGCCTTATATACCTGTTCTTTGATATTCTTCATTCTAATACCTTTCCTATATCAGCCTTAAAACTTGCACTCATATTCTCCATGATCTTGTCCTCGTTATCATGCAGTGCAGGATACATGAATGGATGTGCAGGCTGTCCTGTGCACTGGTAAAAGCGTCCTTGTGGAGTATCAATGTAGAACCACCGATATCTCTCAGCTATGGTCCTGTCAACCTGGCTCTCATGGATCCACCATGGAGACTGTGAATACACTGGTGTAACGTCCGGAGATATACCTGCATGATCAGCCTGGCCTTTCGGACCGGTACCAAATTCCACATAAGGAGCATAAGCTTTGTTTGTCCAGCAAATACCCTCCGCTTTTTCAGAGTTTCCTTCTACATCTGCAAAGATGCTCTGTCTCAGCTCACCAGTGTTTACGCTACAGTTATTCACTGCCGCTGATCGCACAAGCTGAATCGCATCGGCTACGGCCTGCTTCATATCCAGCCCTGATAATTTTTCCAATGCCCTGTCAATATCATCTGCACCGCTCACACTCACAGCTTTTCTACCTCCAAACTCAACATCCTGTATGGCTTAATAGAGATGATCCTGTAATCCGGTACTGCATCTTTTCCAACAAAGAGACATATCCCATCTGATTCCTGAATGTCTGTACCATTCTCGAGAATATAATGCATTCTTCCCTTTTCATCTGGTTTCACTTCGTACTTTCCGGATATCCGCACATTACGGATATAATTCAGACGTTCTCCATACTGTTGTGCCTGTACCTTACCGGATGCCGGCCAGGATTCCCCCTCTACAGAAGAAGCAGTACCATATGATTCTCTGGTACTGCCCTCTCTATCCTTTTCAACTATACGCTTTTTGTGATAATACGTTTCAGTCCTACTTCTTCGAAGCCTCAAAAGCCTTACCTCCCACTCGCGCAAGGCGAAATCTGTTCATAGTGTCGTAGATTTGTTTGGGAGCGTCATCAAAGGTATAATTCTCTCCACCCTCACTTCTCGCTTTTTCTCCCTCTGTTCCCATCCGGTTCAGTGCGATCACAGTAAGATCTCTGACCGCCTTTTCCAGACCGGTTACAATGTTTTTTCTGCCTGTGTAGGATTTGACAAATTCTTCCGCATCATCCAGTAAAAGTTCAATCAGATCTTCGTCCTTTTCTCCTGTTAAGGTTATGATTTTCACAATGTCTCTTTCTTTTGCCATGTGATCACCCTTTCAGAATTTCAAGCAAATCAGCTTTTGCCAGAGAAGATACACCTGTCAGGCCTCTCTCTTTTGCAAGAGCTTTCAGTTCCTCCACTGTCATATCTTCAATTGGCTTGCTGTCAGCCTGAGAGTCCGGCTCTGTAGCTGGCTCAGAAGTCTCAATCTCAACAGGAATAAATCCTTCATCGATCAGTTTCTTAACGGCTGCGCCCTCTGCTTCTCGTTCTACATTCTTACAAATCAGTAACATTACTCTGCCTCCTGAATACTCAGATAGATAGAATCAAGCTTGTTGTCCAGTACCCAGATGTCATGGAAGCGGCGGTAATCCATCTGCCATGCATTCATTCTCTGGTTTGTTGCCGGATCAAAGATACGCATGATATCCTGTTTGGTAACTGCGATCGGAGTTGACATTGGGCAGATAAAGAAGTTCAGATTCTTCGCAGTTTCACCTTTTACATATCCACCAGATTCCTGACCGCTTGTCTTACCATCGTTAATCTTGATAGCACTGTACATACGGTTGGAAGGTGTAGCAATGATCGGAACGCCATCTACAGACGGAACCTGAGTCTGAATTCCACTTTTAGAGAACGTTGTTGATGTGATCTTGCCTGCAAGCTCAAGTTCCAGTTCCATAATGAAATCTGGTGTAGCCTGGCATACAAGAACACCATTGTACCCCTCTCTGATTGCTTTGATACCTTCTTTCAGCTTACGCAGTGCAGATGTTCCTGTTGCACCAGGTGTATAACCTTTACCAACCATGCCTGCTTTATTTGCAGTAATAGTTTCAGTAGCAATCTTAGAAATACGGTAAGCATCAATCTCAGGAACCACCTGTGTTCTCTGGAATTCTCCCATTACTGCTGAAGCGGTTGTTACGAAGTTGTTCTCATTGATATCCATCGGATCCAGCTGGAACAGACGGCCACGGTCCTGAGTCATTTTTCTTGTTTCGTACTCAAGTGTTACGGAACCCTTCTGATATCCGTTATCACGGTCATAGTCTCCCATTCCATTAACACTCATCTTTGGAATCTTAACTTCTGCACCGCCATTGTAGATTACCTGTCCTGCATTGGCATCCATCCAACCAGTAGTAGCTTCCTGGACTGCAATCTTATCAAGTGTGTTCTGGAATAATGTAGCTGTTGCTAATGTGTTAATAGCCATTTATTTCACTCTCCTTTAATAATTGCCCATCATCAGGTTGTATACCTGTTTTTCGAGGGCTTCCTGTGTGTTTGTTTCTGGTGCTTTTTTCGGAGGCTTGCCGCCCTTCAGCTTCTCATCGACTGCTTTCTCAACTGCAGTCTGGAACGCTTTTTTGACGGTTTCCATGGATTTCTTGCAGGCATCTGCATCTGTATAATTCAGTACTTCTGCAAGCTCCACCGGAAGTCCTTCGTCTGACAGGTTGTTCTTTGCTTCTGCCATGAGCTCACTTCTGGTTACTGCTGCCTCCCTGTCGGAAAGTTCCTTTTCTTTTTTCTTCTGCATGTACTGCGCTTTTTCTTCCTTGGTCATCTTGGCCAATTTCTCAGCTTCGGAAAGCTTATCATCCGTCAGTGCCTGCCACTTCTCCTGTGCGTTTGTCACTGCCGTATTGACTGCCTTCTGGACACGTCTGTCAAATTCTGCCTGATTACTGCCTGTTTTCAGGAAGTCATCAAAAGATGGAGGATTATCTCCTTCGCCGCCCGTACCTTCTCCGGATCCGCCGCCATTGCCCTCACCGGCCCCAGCACCGTCTCCACCTTCTGCGAATAACTGCAGGTTCATTGGAACTTTACACATTGCTTTGAATACTCTGTTTCTCATATCTTTTCCTTTCTGCCCAGCCTATTCGTTCTCACGCCCGGGCCATTCAGTTTTTGGAATCTGCTTCTTTAACGCCTAGCGGAAAAAGGCATAAAAAATAAGACGCTTCACCCTGCGTCTCACCGGGAGATAATTGGATCACCTATTCCTTCCCTTTGGCTGCTGTCTTTGCTTCACTTACCATCTCAGCAACACCTTCGCTGATCAGATGTGCCCCTCTGTTTTCTGTTACTTCCAGAACAGTTCCCTTCTCGACGATTTCTTTCAAGCAGATGTCGCTGTATCTTTTGATGCATTTTACTTTCATTCTCTTCACCTCCCCTCCGTTGCGCCGGCGCAATTACAGTTTAAAGCACATGTTCTGAAACTTCTTATAAGCATCAAGGTATAACTCGTGCTTATCTCCGTTATATGTCAGCTCATAATACATTCCATCCGGCACAGTCGTGCTCAGAAGTGCTTTACTGTTCTGTAATGTCTTACAACTCCATACCACGTACACATCCTGTACTGTGATCTGTTTTCCATCGGTCTTATCCATATGGGAGTTTGTATATTCAGCTACTTTCGCCTTACAAAGCCTTAAAAATTCTTCGTTTTTCATTCTCTACTCCTCCGCAAAAATCCAGTCTTCCGCAAGCATATCTGCCTGAGATGCAAGCCATCCCATCTGCACACCAGATGTTCCTACAAAAGCCACTGCCATGTTGCCAATAGCATTGTGCTCACAGTTTACAACTTCGCCATCTGCTGCCTTATAATAAATCCCAGTTGCAAGCTGAATGTACTGTTTTTTACCATTCCATCCTTTACGAGCTACTTTGGACCCTCTTTTCAGGTACTTGATAGCTTCCCCGAAAGAAAATGTTGCTTCTCCGCCCAACTGCGGACAGTTTACTTCATCTGCAATGATCCATTCATCAGAAAGAATATTCTGAAGCGTATATACAACGCTCTGGGTTTCCCGGATATCCAGTTCCTGTCCATCTTTTGTGTGCATGATGATTGTTTCTTTCTCTGGACTCCAATACCAATATCCTCCCCAGGACGGTAATTTTGCTTTACTTCCTGCTTTCATTGCCTTTAATGCTTCTTCAAACTTCATTTCTGATCCTCTCTTTCTTAAAAATGGGTATAAAAAGACCACCGGCCATTTCTGACTGGTGGTATCAGTTGGTCTGATAATAAATATCATCCCTTATTGATTCAAGCATATATGTTTTCGCTGATGGCTCATAATTTGCGTCCATCCAATATACCGACTCATCTTCCACAAAAAGCATAAAATCAATTTTGGTATCCACATCTACTTCAAATACTCCATTATTTTCACAATTCAGTACTCTCTGAACCAGCTCATTGTCAGGATACATTTCTTTAAGAAATTCGATCTGCTCTTTTTTTAGTTCAAATCTTCGCATTTCCATTTGCTATTCTCCTTACATAGTCTGCATCTGTTGGATTGCATTGAATCAGAATCCCCGTCTCAGGATCTAATGAGACTGTTCCATGTCTGCCAATATATTTCTGGCTTTTTCTTGAATCAGGATCCGTTCTCGTAGGAAATACTTTCGCCGGATTCTCCAGCGCATCCCGTATTCCTTCCACGGTAACTCCTGATCGTGATCTTCCCGTTTTTGGATCTTTCATGGTTCCGATTACTCTGTCCATGAAATGTTTACTCTGTCTGGTTACTGCTGTTCCCTCAGAAGTCTTTATACCAACAACTTTTTCATTGATTTCATCATAAATCTTCTGATAATTCTCGAATCCAGATAACGGAGATATCGTGCCTTTATCTACAGAACGTGCATAAGTCCTGAGCAGTTCCCACTTCTCAGGTTCATTATACTTCATTTCCTGGAAGTCTGCAAAATGTTTCGGCATGTCTTTTCCAAGGAGTTCCCTGTACTGATCATACTGTTTCCTGTCTGATGCAGCGTTCTTGACTGCCTTTTCCTGGGCTTTTGCTTTTGAATTTCCTTTGACGTATTTCTCATACCACTGTTTATAGGTCATATCCGCAGGAACCATCTCTGTACGCCCTGTTTCCGGGTTGTAGGCGCTTCTTTTCATGTTCCTGAGGATTTTATCATCTATGACAGAAATCGTTGTAGAGCGGCAATATGGATGCATGGGCGGATAGTTCACTCCGGCTTTCCTGTCTTTCACTGGAAAAACCTTTCCATCCAGTTCCCGGCAGATCTTACTGGTACGAAGATCCAACACAGCCACATAGCGATAATTCTTGATCCCGCAGTCAATATAACTCTGTGCAGTCAATTCTCCTGCCATGTAACAGGATTCTGTTCTTACCAATCGCCTGGCCTGCTTTGCTCCCCCTCCGCACTGGGCCTGGATGGATTCTGCTGTTTCCCGGTCTGTCCGACCGGTAAGGAGACTGATTAGCAGTTCATCCTTCAAAGAATCTGCAAGCTGCTGTGTGTTCTGCCAGATACGGTCTGAAAAATGTTTTCCGGACCATTTCATCTGCAGAGCCTGGTCGATCTGCTTCCTGCTTACATGAGAAAAACTGAATGCCAGGCCAGTTTCTTTCTGCATGTTGTAGATGGAATGATAATACGCTTTTTCTCCAAGCTGCTCCAGAAGTTTGGTATCGAACTGTTTCTCCTGCTGATACACCTGCTGCATCACTGCATCTACCTGTGTCATAAGATCCTGCAAGCGTTCCAGTCTTGCACGGTACGCCGGAGCTTCCAACTGTTTCAGGATCTCACTGTCCCTTTTCCTGTTCTGGAGTTCCTGTTTCAGCTGATCAATGGAGTTTTTATCCTGGATGGAATTTATAATCTGCCAGGCTTCTGTTTCTGACAGACCATATTTTGTCATGAACTTCTCAAAGATATCTCTTGCGGCATATTCCAGCTGGAGGGAAGCTTTCCGGTATACCCTGGCAATAAGATCTGCTGTTTCTTCTGCGTCTTCCATGAACTGATACATATCCCAGGCAGATCTCTGCTTCCAGTATTTCCTACTCATCTACCTTTTCCTCATCATCCAGATCCTGTTCTGGTGGGGTATTGTCCTTCAAGCCAAAGACTTCCTGCTGCCGCTTCAGATTCTCTTCTTCCTCTGTTTCCAGGGCTTTCAGTTCCTCATCCACATCATCCACAAACGGGACCTGGGAAAGCAAGGTCTTACGGCTTACCTTTCCCCACAGATTTGCCACGATCTGGGATATCTCCAGGAGATTTTTCGGCAATGCTCTGGTGAACGTCATCGTGATTCCGGATGGATCGATGCTGATTCCGTGCAAAGCCAGATAGTTACAGAATATCCGAACTCTTTTTCTCAGACCTTTTTTATAATATCTGGTCTTGATCTTTGTGATGTTTTCCATGCCCAGGAGCTTGAATTCCATAGCCACACCACTGACATTCCCTCCGAAGCTTTCATCTGACATACAGGGAATATGGGAAAACTTATGGATATCCTGCTCAATGGCTTTCTTAAGGATCTCCACACCGTTTTCATCAAAAGTCCTGGTCAGATACTCTGCTTTGGCTGTGTCCGGCATCTCAAGAACCTTGTACTTTTTAAGACGGGCCTTGGCCTTTCGGATGCTCTCGTCTTCATCCTCAGTGTTCGGTTCGTCCTCATCGGTCAGCAATGTTCCATAGATGGCCAAGATTGCATCAATAAACTGCTCCTTATCGGTCACACGATCGCTCATCAGCGCATTGTATGCATCGATCAGTGGGATCTGCAGTTCAAAATCTCCAATGGCCAGTTTATTGTTCAGGTATTCGATGATCGGGATCTCACCAAGATAATGGGGCACCGCCGGCTCTGTGGTTGCCTGGATTGTATTGTTGTTCTCGATGTCCAGCTCGTACTTATAGTTTGTGGTCACCACTGTGGCAATATAGTGGTCCGGAAGCTTCCCGGAATCATCTTTCCGGATATAATAATAGACAGCAAAGAGTTCGTTTTCCTCTATGCTGTCGTCTTTTACCATGAATGTATTCTCCGCAGACAGGTTCTTGGTCTGCAGGTTGTTCTCGTTTTCCTTCACATAGACATATTCGTAAGCCAGGCCGTAGATGGATGCCTCCAGACCGTTGTCTCCGTCTGTCTCATCTGCTCCGGCCAGTTCCAGCGCATCTGTTAGGGGCTTGATGTCTCCTTCGGATTTATAAGTCACTGGGTTGCCGATAAAATAGCTACTGGCTGTATCAGAGATGTCTTTTGCATGATTGCACACAAGACGGTTTTCCCGTTTGGTCTCATCCAGGATCTTGTGCTTTCCTTCGTAGTAGGACATATTCTTCTTCAGCCGGTCCACCATGCTGATGTGTTTGCTGATCAGCTGGCGGATCGCCTGCTTATCCGGATTTAACTCATCAAAACTTTCTCTCGGTATTGTAAATGTGTATATTTTTCTCACCTCCTTATCTCTCGGAAACGTGCTGCTTTTCTGCCGATTATGGTGCTGCATAGGTACCTCACAGCGTCACAACAATGATCGAATTGTTTCACCGGTTTGTCTTCTCCTCTTTCCAGGGCTTTCTCATCCCAGATGTAAGAAGCAAACTCTTTTATGGTTTCTTTACAGGAAGAAGCAAAGACGATCTTCTCCAGGTTCAGAAGCATTCCAACCAGCCGGATTCCATCCAAAACGTCATTGTTGGCTTTCAGAACCTTATATCCTCGTTTCCGGAGTTCTGCAATAAAAGAAGCGGCCGATGGATCCACGATGATTGCTTTGATCTTGGTCCCATCCAGCCACTCTTTCAGGTCGTCTGCATATTCGGAATCTGTTTTCTGTTTACCTTTGTCTCTTCCGGAATAGTAATACTCCCGGATGCAGTACCATTTCCCGTTGGTTCCTTTATTCCACAGAAGGAATACTGTGGCGTTCTGTGTACCATAGTCACAGGAAACATACCTGTTCCCGTTGATCAGCAACTGATAGAAATCTTTGATATCCTGGACATGTTTGTTCTCATCGAACATGTCGTAGATGATTCCCTCTGCTGCCGCCCACAGTCCCATGATGTAACGTTTAAAGAATACTCCAACGTACATGCTCCTGTATCTGGCCTTGATCTCTTCATCCAGGGACAGGTTATCGTCCATAGTAAAGTGGAGATACAGAATATCTTTCAGACCAGGATCTTTCCCCTCCGCGGCCGCTTGCTGCATCCTCCGGGCAGTTTCTTCTTTTCCCAGATATCCGGTGGATTTATCTATCCAGTTCTGTTTAAACCAGTGATACGGGCCATCCGGGTTGCAGTTAAACCAAAATTTTGAACCTTTTACAGAGCATCGGCCTGTTGCCTGGTTCACAAAAGATTCCGGCATCAGGGCAACTTCGTCAAAAAACACGCCCGCCAGGGTGATTCCCTGGATAAGATCCTGAGATCTTTCATCCTTGCCACCGAAGATGTAGAAATAATTTTCTTTTCCGTCTTTTCGGATGGTCAGAAGGTTATCTGCCCTGTGATCCGTGATGGAATATCCTCTTGACCGAAGCATCAGCTTCAGCCAGAACAGAACATTTCGCCGGAAGGATCCTATGGTCTTTCCGCACATAGCAAAGTTTTGACCAGTGAAGGTGCTCATGGCCCACATAACGAACGATAAGGACATGCTGATTGTTTTTCCTGATCGGATTGCTCCATCAGCGATAACTCCGTCCATATCGTGAACCGGGGATTCTTTGCACCACCAGGTCAGGACCTGCTTCTGTTTTCTTGAGAACGGAGAAAAATGAAACGTCTGGCCTGTCTGTCTATTGGCTCTGTTGGATTTCATTTTCTGCAGCTTATCTTTCAGGGTTTTGAGTTTTTCATACATCCTCATCACCCCAGACATTCTGTGCTGTTGCATTCATAGCTTCCAGGAAGCCATCATCTGTGGTCTCTTCTGCCTGGTTATCCTGCTTCAGCATCTCGAATTCAAGCTGCATGGTTGCTAGTTCCAGTTTTGCATCGTCATAACCAAACTTATGCAGCATCTCGATTGCTTTCTGCTGCCGGGCCTGCACTCTGGTCAGAGCATCCTCTATGGCCTGGATCTGGCCAAGGATGCCTTCATACTTTCGAAGTTCTGTTAGTTTTCCTTTTTCGAGACCAGAAGTATATTCTGTTACAGACATTCCGCATGGTGCCGAATCTTCTTCAGATCCTGTCTGTGCTTCCAGTTCACGGAGAGACTGGATTCTTTTCAGCATCCGGCGTTCCCTGACTGCAAGAAGCTGGATTTCTCTGAGAAGCAGTTGCTCTTTGTTCGGCTGGATCATCTCTGCCAATGTTCTTTCTTCTGGTTCCAGGGTATCAAAAAAGAGAGTTTCAAACTCTCCTGTCCTGACTGCATTCTTATTTCCCGGCGGGCCAGTTCCTCCATGCCCCTCCGCATTTTTATTTCCAGGCTGTCCGCCCTTCTTTTTCGCAACGTTGCGTTTATTCTTTTGCAACGTTGCATTATCCCATTTATATCTATTTTTCCAGCTTCGGATCGTCCCTACCGGGATTCCAAGCTTTTGAGAAACTTCAATTAATTTCGCTCCAGAAGCATATAGTTTTCTGGCTTCTTCAACTCTCTGATCTGGTGCTCTTGGCAAGCCTCACCACCTCTCATTCGTTTCGTTTTTTTGAAATATAAAAAAAGCAGCCCTTAAGCTACTTTTTTTATTGCATTTATTTTTTTACTTTTTTCAAAAGGTTCCATCATTAACCCACTGGAAAAGTCCTTGAAATATAATACTTCTTTCCACTTATATCTGTCACTTTTATTTTTACATATCCATTCAAATCAATGACATGTTTTATAAATACTGAATCAACAAACATTCCCTCACACGAATAATTTTGGCCAGCGGAAAGTTCCGCACATTGATTATGTCTCAAATTCATAAGACATGACCCAAGACTTTTTCCCTTCCAGTCTATTATTTCTATTCGCTTTATATAAATTGGCACTCGTCCTACATTAGTTAAGTAAACTCTTATAAAGCATTTAAAAAATGGCTCATACTGTGTTTTTTCCGGTATTATTTCCAGTGATCCAACAATTTTTTTCTTATACGGTAATTTTGCAATTGTAACTGTTAATATTAAAGTACACAATGACAATATTACATTTAAAAAGCCAACATTTCCATCACACCACTGAATAAATTTATCAATCAAACTTAAAATGTCCATACTATCCTCCTCATATATTTTTATTATACGCTAAAACGCCCCATATTTCTACAGGACGTTTCGTAAAAATGTATGATGTTAGGAGTTTCTTGACAACAGAGAAATTGGAACGGATGGGTTCGAATCATCGACATACTGAATATAAACCAGCTGCTCTACATCCCACTGAGCTGCGTTCCACTACTGCTGCCCGTGGGTTGGCAGCTAAATTCTTGAAAGGAGGATTCCATCTGCTTTTTCTGAAACCCATTGTAATGATATCACATATAAAGTGTGTCATTCTATGTCATCTTGAAATTGCAAAGAGCTGATGAATGAATTCTGTGTATATGTTTCCAGCTATAGCTCATTCGTACAGCTACTTCCTCCCATTTCAGGCCTGTTATATACCGTAGTCTCAGCACTTCCTGTTCATCCTCATTTTCCATCTGTTTGATCTGTCTCTCAATCTTCTGATAACATCTGGCTTTTTCCAGCCGTTCTGTTTTCAGAAGCTCGATCTGCTCATCCAGAATAGCTATGTAGTCTGACAGATCGGACTGGCTGCTGCCGCGTGGCATCCCGTCATTGACCACGGATGGGAACATCTTGTCTGTCCTCAGTCGCTGAATCTCGTCAAGGATATCTTTTTCTCTTTTTACTGCCCTTCGGTAAGATCTCAGGTATTCCTTCTTTTCTTCGTTTTCTTTCTGGATTTCTGTTTCCAACGGCATCCTCCCCTTTCGATGCTTTTAGCCGGGAACGCGTATGCTCCCGGCTTTCTCTATTTCTTCCATTCTTTTCCTGTTTTTCGATCCCGTATGCCTGTAATCTCCAACCCTAAAAGACCTGCCGTATTATTCAAGACACAAAAGGCATTGTAGATGTGTGTCGGCATCCTCCCTGCTGACCGGACTGCTTTCCCAGCTGTCGGATCTGGATATCCTTCGTTGTTCTTGTAACTCATTTCACACCTTCTTTCATTTCCGCAAGCCTTTCCTCTGCATCTTCCCGGCTGGCAAATACAATCTGTTTGACTTTCCCAGCTTTTATGTAATGCAGTGTGTTTCCTTCCAAGTATGGATAATGTATCTCTTCCCAGTCTGCCGGAATCGCATTGTCTATGTGTGGGCATCTCTGATACAAAATACACCTGCTGCAGATTCCATCTTCACTGGCTGGCCGACTTTTGCACCCCTGGATCAGTGTGTTATATGCTGACAGCATCAGCTCTGGTGTGATATCCATTTTCTTTTCACGCCTTTTCATTCTGATCTTCTTTCCTGCCGCCCAGTGATGCTCACAGGAATCTTCGTCTTCCACAAGAATCCCTTTGCGGTCGCAAAGACCATCATCGTTGTTGATACAGATTTTACATGTGTTCTCCATCATTTTCCTCCTTCATAGCAGGCTCATAAGATGTACATGCAAAGCATCGTTTACATTCCAACATTTCAAATCCCCGACACATGCCATTGTTGTCTCGTCCTGCATTTCCGATTTTGTGCTGCACACTACATGTCTGAAATGCTTTTTTGATTCTGCAGTTTTTACAGGTGATCTTTTTTCCGACTGTACAGCCTTTTTTTCTTGCGTAATAGGACGCCCATACTTTACTGACTCCTGTGTCGTTAGACCTCCATCCCATGATCCATTCTCCGCAGATATCACAGTATACGTTTGTTTCTACGGTTCTTTCGATTGCCATTTCTATACCCTCTCTGTCTTCCTTGTGATATCGTAAATAATCTTTGTAAACGCTTTTACGATCTGAAGAATAGCTATTCTGATCTGCAGTGCCATAATGCTTAACTGGATTACCATTTTCCTGATCTGCATTTTGTTCTCCTTTCTGCCATGATCCGGTTGAAATTCTCTACGTTTCTGGTGTTTATCCGGTATTTCACTCTGTCTGGGATTTTCTCTGTGCAAATGCGTTTGTATGTTACTGCTCCGATACCGATGTAATATTGGAATGCCCACGTCTGGAAGTTGCGTGGGAGCTTTACAATCCGGTATCCACATTTTCTGTTAAACAGTTTCTTTTTCTGCCTCCTATTCATTCTCCCCTCCCTGCTGCCCTCAGCATCCACTTCCGGTACCTGTCCCATTCTGCCAGGAGTTCAACGTCTAAAACCTTGCTCAATTTGATATCCTCCGGAATGATCCGGTATTTCTTGTTCACCAGTGCGAAATTGGCTGCTGCCTGGGCTACGTTGTTCTTTGTGCAGCCAGTCTTTTCTGTGACCTGTCTGGCTATCAGCAGGTCGTCAAATACTTGTTTCCCGTTCTGGTCTACTACCTTATACAGGTTCATCCTCTTTCTCATTGTTTTCCCCTATCTCTACCAGGTCCAGATAGTTCCGGCCGAATATCTCCATGAACTCTTTGTGACTGTGCTGCTTTTCAAATAGTCTCTGTGCTGTCCGCTGTAATTCGTGGCGGATCCGGGCGTTGTTGTGCACTGCTTCCGGACCGTAGATGTGATGGTCATGACACAAGTATACTTTCAGGCCATATTCCTCGGAGTTCTTCCGGTTCGGCCCTCCGAATATATGGTGCTCATCCAGGATCCTGTGTTCGTTCCAGTTGTCGTGGAGTACTACACAGAGATAACAAGTCCTGCTGTTTTTATCGTGTAGGATGCTGGCCGGGTGGCGCATCCTCTTTTTCTTACTTTTCTGTTTTTTTGGAAATAACATTTTTCAATGTGTCCGAATCGGACACCCTCCTTTCCCCTGCCGCATTTCTGACAGGCTCATGCGGCAGGACTGATGGGTTTATATGTTAATCGTTTTTTCGAAAACACCCTTAATCATTCCAGTGGATCTCTATCTTGATACCTAGCTGTTTTTCTACTTCTTTCGAATAATCATCCCAGGTGGCCAGATCATCCATAAGGTATCTTGCGCCTTCTTCCATTTTTTTCATATAGCGTTCACATCTCTGCTTTCCGAAGCCGAACGCCTTTGATCTTGTTACTGGCTTTATTCAGCTCCTGCCTGGTCACATTCAGGCTGATTCCTGTTTTTTGCCGGAAGCGGACTTCTTTTTCCAGTTCCTCAATTCCTTTGTCTTTTGCTATACGCAGTGCCAGTTCCATGCCCTCTGTACGGCCCTGCATATACTGATCAAGCTTTGCCATTTTTCTGTACCTCCTTCAGGAATTCAACCAGCTCTGTTTCTGAGTTCGGGAATTTGTGATATTTCGAATGGTATGTCCATTTCGGTACGCCCCCAGACCTTTCTGGTTCCGGTCCGCCTACAAGATGCAGGGAGTATGATTCTGTTGGGGTCCACCAGCTTTCTTTTCTTGGCTCCGGATCGTATTCTTCTGCTATCAGACGGGCGCCATTATTGAAATCGTACTTGTAGTACCGTGTTCCAGTATGATGGTCTGTGTACCAGAGCCCCCAAGATTTGTATTCCCTCAGCCACTGTTTACGCTGATCATTGTTTCTCATCTCTGGAAGAGGTGGCTGTTCTGGCTGTTCTGGTTCTTCCTGACAATCTTCTACAAGATTTTTGATAATTCTCAGTCCACCAGCAATGAGCTGATGTTTCAAAATTGTTTTTGCAGGGAGTTTTTCATCTGCAATTGCAAGGTAGCCCTTCAAATCCTGTTCTGCATCGTCTAAAATGTCATTAATAGCTGTTATCGATGGGATTGGAATATCTTTTAAATCTTCCGGCCACGCATCGGGGATTTTATCTGTATTTCTCAGATGTTTTACCATCTCGGCAGGGTCACCGGAATGGTCTTCCTGCTGCTTTTCGTCCAGTGTTTCTACTGCCGGCTGGCAGCTCTTTTCCGGAATCCACCCACAACGAATGTTGCAGTCGTCCGGGCACTGAGAACAACAGGTATATTTTTTGTCACAGTAAGCTGCTGCTCCACACAATCCAGATCCGGATTGGCCTGTGATACATTTTACCGGCCCTTCATCCTCTTTTGTTTCTGGTTTCTTTAACTCCACATCAAATTCCGGGGATAATGGATCATAGAGGTTCTTTGCTTCTACAATTAATCGTCCGTATTTCATTGATACTTTTTCATTGTTCACTTCAATTTCAAGTCCTGCAGAAAATGACTTGAATCTATAATTTACTTTATACCCACCTACTGCACTAAATCCGCATGGTGCAAATTCCAGTTGTACGGCTTTAGCAGCTTCTCCATTGTCTTTGCACCTTCGGCATATCCTCATGATTGTTTTTAATTTCTCTGGATAAGCTTCGCAGAAAGCTTTTACCGCCTCCGACTCTGTAAGTGTAATTGCTGGTTCCGGTGCATTAATTGTGGCCATCTTGACTGGTCTCTTATGTCCGTATTTCCCGATCAGATTCTTAGCTAAGGACTGCCAGGACAGTTCGTGTTCAAATACTCCTCCGGGATTGAAGGTGATCCCGGCAGTTGAACCCTGGTAATTGAGGTGTCCGTTTCGGACACGTGCTGACCCGTACAAGTTCGAAAGCATGAAGATGGTCATGTTCTTGTCTTCCTGGATGATGTAGTTTTTCATGTTCTTGTTTGTGCTCTCATAGAAACGCTCAATCTGTGTCTCTGCCGGAATCTCCGTATCATCTTCCGGAGGTCTGTTCTGGCCGGTTGCTGTTTCGATGGTCATCTGGCCAGGAATACCTTTCTCTGCTTCCTGCTGCCGGTACAGGTCTCTGATATCGTCCAGTGTCAGGATTCCTGTTTCTTCGTATAACTCACAGGCCTGTTTCTGATACTCTCTGTTGAGCTTGGACGCTTCATAGGCCACGGAAATCTTGATCCTGTCTTCTTCAAATTCCGACATCAGCTGTTCGCAGAGGTTTGTGTTGATTGCATGATATCTTCCCAGCTGACCGTTTGACGTTCCAATCAGGTCTTTTAATATATCCCTGGTCTTTCCTTCCATCGGCGTCTTCTCACGGAGTTCCTTCACGAGTTCTTCCATCTTGAGCGTTTCTGTCATTTTTTCCCAGTCGGATTTGTCACGGTAACAGTTCGCCTGGATGATCATGATCTGGCGTACTATATCGTCTTCCTTGCCTGCATCCTGCTCCAGTTCGGAGTGTGTCTTATATATGCATGGGACCCGGCTGAATCTGTCATTTCCTTCATTGAGCAGATCGATACAGCACTTCCGGCGGCAATGGCCGGCTATAACGTAATCCTTCCCATCCCTGTTCTCGATCAGGAGCGGTTGAAGGATCCCCAGAAGCTTGATCGACTGTTTCAGCCTTTCAAGCTTCTCTGTGTTGTAGAAGTTTTCTTCTGACGGGATCAGATCTTTTGGATTTCGGTATACGATCTTCTGGTCCTGCTGCCGGTCCGGGACTGATCTGTCATTGAGAAGTCCTTTCAGATCAAATTTCGCCATCGTCTTCATCTCCAATCATATCCAGGTACTCATTCACAAGGGTTTCATAGTCTTCTGCTGCCGCTGATCTGGGACTGTGCAAGGCTACAGGCATGCGCACAAATGTGCTCCTTGCTACTACACCAGAAAAGCGTATCTTCGTTCTCATGATCGGGTACTGTTCTTCGATGATCTCCGCTCCCTGCAGGTGTGCCTGGTTGAATTTCTGGTATTTTGTCACGAAACAGCGGACGTTCTCCAGATCCGGATTCAATTCTTCTTTTACATCATCGATCTGATCCAGAAGCTCGTTCATACCTTCCAGCGTGTTATCATCTACTTCTACCGGGATCAGAACATCGTCTGCGGCAGTCAGGGCGTTGATCACCGACACATTGATATCCGGAGCATTATCGATCACGCAGAAATCGTAATTATCGGCTACCTGCTGCAGCGCCTTTCTCAACCGGTTCTGCTGTGGGCGTACACGGTCCATGGTTACTTCCATGTTTGCAGTCAGGAGACCGAGGTTTGCTGTGATGATATCCAGGTGCAGATAGTCAGTCTTGTTGATCAGCTTTTCCATATCCGGATGCCGGTCTACCATGATCCGGTCGATTCCTTCCCCGTCCTGGGTACGGCGGTTCATTCCACGTGAGCAGTCCCCCTGCTTGTCATTATCAACCAGAAGCACCTTGTATCCTTTCCGCATCAGTATGTATGCGATGTTAATGCTTGATGTGGTCTTGGCCACACCGCCCTTTAAATTGATGATTGCTATTGTTCTCATGATATCCTCCTTATCTTTCCTCTCCCCTGCTGCATCCATCATTTTCTCTCAACGGTACAACTGGAAGGCCAAACCCTGTTCTACAATAGTGATATCCTGACTTTCCTTTAGCTCTGTACCTGCAGTCTTTGCAGAGTGTGATCTTACGATATCTGTTCATAAGCTGACCGGTCTGGCTCTTATCAAAGTTATTGATCTTCTCATATTCCTCCCGGATTCTGTCAGTATACTGTTGTAATCCGCAACGTCCGCATATCCTGTCCATCAAATCTCCCTGCATTTCTTCTCGAAACCTGCACAATTCATCGCAGACATGTGCCATTAATTCCTCAAGAATGCCGTCTATGCCTTCGTCTTCGTTCCTTGTCTGCTCTCTGCATCCATTCTGGTTTTCCTCCGATCGGTTCATCATCAAACCATATTCCTCCTTTTTCGTCTTTATAGTATGTAAACCGGATACCGGATCTAGTAATGGTACCCAGACATTCCATTGTTAATATGTCCTGTTCCGGGCGCAGGCTCCAGCCCTTGCCCCAGTATTCTTCCACATTCACGATGCTTCATCTCCTCTCGCAGCCATGCGGAATAACTGTGTTTCTCTGTTTTTGCGGTGATTTCGTGTGGATCAGGAAGCTGATTTATAGCTTTAAACAGTCTGCACCATTCCTCTCTGTTCGCGATCGGCTTTCCTTTTGTGTCCAACCAGCCGGATCCGGCCATTTCCGTGATCTTTCCCAGGCGACTTGTAACATACAGATCGCTTATGTAAAAGCACACGTCACAGGTTCTCGTCATGTGATCCAGTGCATCCACCATGGTAAGCAATATGGCCTGATGATATGTTCCAGTTACCCTTCCAAAATGCTCCCTTGTCTCTTTCCCTGTCCGGAGCTGAGTCGACAGCACATATCCGCATTTTCTTTCCACATTTCCGCGAAACCGGCTGCTTGTCTCAATAAAAACATTTACTTGCTGCATGTTATTCCCTTCTCTTCTCTGTTTTGATTAATATGTAATGCCGGTATGCGTATCCTGTTATCTTGTTTTTTCCGCATTTTACTGAGTTTGGCACGATCGCCCAGCCTTTTGGTGGCTTCGGATCTCGCGGCCTTCCATGCTTGTCCAGCAAGCTTCTTCTGTTTATCTCTTCTTTTTCTGGATCTTTGCGGATTAGATTCCTGGATGGGTGATACCGTTTCAGATCTTCCGGCTCATGATCCTGCAGCGGCTTGGTTATGTACTGTGCTAGTTCTCCAGAATCAACGTCATACACCCTTTTTGTCTGTGCATGGCCATGTTCCCAGAGTGTTTCTACCAGCAGGCCTGTGTCTGTTTCATCGTTTGACTTCCGATTGATTAAAATATGTACATGGGGTCCTCCATTCTTCCCGATTTCTAACCGGTATATATACTTCAGTTCCCATCCATATTTTTTATACTTGTCCCGAAGCTTTCGAATGAATTTTGACATATCTTTCTGCATCTGTTTCCAGGGTGGCCGTGAGCCTTTCTTGTACGTCAGCGTGAACCAGTAATCTCCTATTCCGAAATTCCACTTGATCAGCCTGCGAACATCCCTTTCCCTTTTCCATTGATTTTGCTTTGCAATTTCTTCCGGGGTAGCTTTCCGTCTTTTCTGGCGTTTCTGTCCCCTGGCACCATATCTTCCTGTATGTTTTTCTTCTACTTCTCTGGTGTTCCCACAGTCCCAGGTCTGCCTTATATACCCACACTTCATAAAAGTGTCCCTCGTCTCATCTCTAATACGTTTAATCAAGCCTGCAAGGGGATCTTGTCCCCTCAAAAAAAAGTTAAAAATATAGCGGTACATAACCGCCGGATGCTTGACTTTCCGGCTCCCTGGTGTTATATTTATGTAAACTAATTTACTCCAGGGACCGGATGGTCCTGGCTCAGGTGGTGCAACACCTGAGCCTTTTTTCTTTTACCTCTTGATTTCTTCTCCAAATTTGATATACTGAAGTTGTCTTTAATTACGTGAGCCCTTTACATTTGCCGATGTGAGGGCTCTTTTCATTGCTCTGGTTCTATCTTCCAGCCATGTGATCACTATCATGGCCACGATCGTTATGCATATACTTCCTGTCAGGAATGTGAGCTTATCGCCCCAGTCCCAGAGTGGAAGTAATGCTACGAGCTGGCCTGTAATCAGGCTGATGATTAAGTTCTTCTGCATCTTTATTCGTCTCCTCTACCCCACTGATTTTCTTATGTAATAATCATTGACTATCCGAGATACGTTATCTATGATCTTCTGGTTGTCTTCCGGAGTATTGTTCTTGCAGTAGTCGTCGTGGATCCGGATTACTCCTCCGGATCCGTTTTTGATTTCTTTGATAACTGCCATCTGGTTCACCTCCTGTTTTATCGTATGAAAATTGTGTTTCTGTTGATATTGACTTTCTACTGTTTCTCTCCTATTCTTTTTTACAGACACTGGCATGCCTAAATACTTAAGAACTTACACTCTGCAAGAAGCGCTGCAGAAAAATCTCTAAGAAATTTTTTGTATAGTACTAAATTCCCCCAAAACAGCTTTAGTCCTTTCCAAAATTATCTTGGCTTCATCACAAGACAAACCATTTTCGGAGAACTTGTTCACTATCTCTGCCACAAGTTCTCCTATTTTGTCTCCATCTAAAATTTTTCCATTGTTTAACCGAACACTTTGAAATATCACTTTCGTTTTACCTCCTATCCAGCCTTGCGGACCTCATGCTGATTCCTTCTGGTCTGCCAAAAGATATTCCATGGTTACTCCTAAGTAGTCAGAAACTTTCTTGAGTTTCCCTATTCCAGGCTGATGTGTATCCCATTTATAAATAGTACTTCTCGCAAATCCTAAATCGGCTTCCAGCTTTGTTACCGAAATACCTTTTTGTTTACAGGTTTTCTTTATATTTGTATAAATTGGCATTTTGCACCTCCTTTGTTTTTTCGCAAAATATTGCGTTTTTCATTGACAAATTGCGCAAAATATTCTATATTAAAAGCGTGACCAATATAATATAGAACGCTATTTTTTTCTTTGACTTTCGCAATATCTTGCGCAACTTGTAATTTTATTATACACAAGATATGGCGTATGTCAATAGTAAATTGCGCAAAATTTGGAGGAACTTACTATGGGACTTTACGAAAACGTAAAGGAAGCCGCCAAAGCAAAGGGATATTCTATAAACAGACTGGAAAAAGAACTTGGATTTGCAAGAAGTTATATAAGCTGTCTCTTATACACATCTCCG